GCTGCATCAGCTACCGGCGACCGAGGTGCTGCATCAGCTACCGGCGACTATGGTGCTGCATCAGCTACCGGCTACCAAGGCGCTGCATCAGCTACCGGCGACCGAGGTGCTGCATCAGCTACCGGCTACCGAGGCGCTGCATCAGCTACCGGCTACCAAGGCGCTGCATCAGCTACCGGCGACTATGGTGCTGCATCAGCTACCGGCTACCAAGGCGCTGCATCAGCTACCGGCGACCGAGGTGCTGCATCAGCTACCGGCTACCGAGGCGCTGCATCAGCTACCGGCTACCAAGGCGCTGCATCAGCTACCGGCGACTATGGTGCTGCATCAGCTACCGGCAAAGAAAGCATAGCCCTTGCTGCCGGAAAGGATTGCAAGGCAAAGGGAGCATTAGGATGCTGGATTGTGCTTACTGAACGTGGAGAATGGGACGGGAGCACTTATCCTATCATTTCAGTCAAAGCGTTCAAAGTAGACGGTAAGTCAATCAAAGAAGATACATTCTATACTTTAATAAATGGAGAAGCAGTGGAAATGAAATAGCAATTTCATTCCAGCCGCATCAAAGGTAGTGCTATTACCGTACTAAAAGCCGTGAGAGAAGCGAAGTGCGCACCGCTTCCCTTTAACCTTGTACGGGCGGTTTAAAAACACAATACAATGGAAAATGAACTTGAAGAACTGTACAAGGAGCTGAACGAAGTCAAAGCTTGTGATTTGGAATATCTTCCCAAATACGGCTATTCTTCAAAAGAAGAAATCATTCAGCTTATAGAGGAAGATATTGAGGAGTTGCGCGCAGAACTCGAATGTAATCAATATGATTATACACCTGACGAACTCGAAGACGAAAGGATGTTTCTTTGCGTTAGTCAAGGGCTATCAAGATATTGTTAAACTAAAAAAACATTTATAATGAGTACAATAACGACAATCCCGCAGCTTAAATCAATGCTTGCGAATGACAATGTGAAAGCACGTTTCAAAGAAATTCTCGGAAAGAAAGCGCCGGGATTTATCAGTTCGATAGTAGCGGTTGCCAATAGCAATACATTGCTTCAAAAGGCAGAACCACAGTCTATCATGAATGCCGCTGTGGTAGCAGCTACTTTAGATTTACCTATCAATCCCAATCTCGGATTTGCTTACGTTGTCCCTTACGGTAATCAAGCGCAATTTCAAATGGGCTGGAGAGGTTTTGTTCAACTTGCTATGCGTAGCGGTCAATATAAGACAATAAACGTAAATGAGATATATGAGGGGGAGATAAAGAAGTCGAACCGATTTACCGGAGAATATGAATTTGGAGAACGCTCTTCTGATAAGATAGTAGGCTATATGGCTTATTTCAGTCTCATCAACGGTTTTGAGAAGTTTCTCTATATGAGCAAGGAAGATTGCGAAAAACACGGAAGGAAGTTTTCACAAACGTATAAACGCGGCACAGGCATATGGTCTACCGACTTTGACTCTATGGCAAAGAAGACAGTTTTAAAAATGCTACTTTCTAAGTTTGGTATCTTAAGTATTGAAATGCAACGCGCCCAAACATTCGACCAGGCTATTATAAAAGATAACCTGACAGAAACCGACATAGACGAAGCCGAAGTGTCGTACAATGATAATCCCGACAATGAGGAAGCCAGACGCAATGCAATGAAAGAGGCTTTGCAGGAAGCAGAAGTTGTCGATGAAAATACAGGCGAATTATTTAATACTGAGACAAAATGATTGAACAGGGTAGTTTTGGATGGCTTCGCCAACGCCTGGGGAACTTTACGGGAAGTCGCATCGGGGACTTAATGACAAGCGGAAAGAAAGGGGAGCTGTTTGGGAAGACAGCCCTTTCATACATATATGAAGTCGCAGCAGAAAGAAACCTACTCCCTAAGTATATTGAAGATGATTATCTGTTTGAGATATACCAAAACCAGGTAAGCATCAACAACAAGTTTATAGAGTTCGGACACGAAAATGAAGATTTTGCCGCCGAACGTTACCAGCTTGTCACAAGATGCGAACTTGAAGAGTGCGAAAGTATACAGCACCCTACAATACCTTACTTCTCCGCTTCTCCCGACCGCATAGCGATTAAAGACGGCTTAAGAAAGGTGGTGGAAATAAAATGTCCAACTCCTAAAAAGTTCATGGAGTATATGAATGAGGTTAAGGATAACGATACGCTTAAATCAGTAAATCCTCTATACTTCTACCAAGTACAAGCGGAGATGTCCTGTACAGGATTGAGCAAAGCTGATTTTGTAGTTTTCTGCCCTTTCTTGAAACACAACATTCACATTGTAGAGATAACAAGGGACGATGCCGTAATCGCTGAATTTGAGAGACGGATAACCGAAGCAAACAAAATCATTAATCAAATACTGAATAGAAAATGAATTTAACCGGAAGCGTAAATTTGCTAAAGCTCGAAAAAGCGGGCATAGCAACAATCAAGAATAAGAAATGCGTTGTCATTCCGATAGAAGAAAACGACCTTTATGTAAGTATGGACGAGAACCTGAAAGCAAAAGCTGTCTATCTTAACGTTAATATTAATGAGCGTAGAGAGCCGAGCCAATACGGCAATACCCATTACTGCAAACAATACTTATCAAAGCAGTATAAGGATGCGAACAAGGCAGAAGCAGAAGCCAAGTCAAAGGTTTACCTGGGGGATTTCAAGCCTTATGAATTTGAGGGTTCCGGGAATGCCGCAGCTACGGTGGAAGCGCCAACCTTACAGACCGACGGGGAAGACGACCTCCCGTTCTGATGTGTAACCTATAAACATATAATATCATGCTATACGAATTTAAGCTAAAAGTAAACAAGGTTAACGAGAAAGGTGATGAAAAAGAAGTCACCGAACATTACATAACTGATGATGAACTTTTCGGTCATGTGGAATTGAAAGGCAATGAACTGTACAATGGCGATTGTGATGTTTTCGCAATCAGCCGAAGCAAGATACGTGAGATTGTCAACGAAAAGCAGGAAGATGAGTTCTTTTATAAGGTTACTCTTGTTGAGATTTTCGTAGACGACAACGGAAAAGAAAAGGAGAATAAATACTATGTTCTCCTTTCGGCAAAAGACATGGACGATGCCAACAAAAAGGCAGCGGAATACATGAAACAGGGGCTTCAAGATATGAAACTGGACGCTATTGCAAAGACAAAGATTTTAGACTTGATATAATTAACCGAAAGCCCTCTGCTCACGCAGAAGTCCCGTGAAAGGTTCGGGTTAAGTGATTTAATTTCAGCTAACAGTTAACTATCCCGGTGTGGCTTGACCGCCTATCCGGGAACTATTTGTTAACCTGCCTGTCCGGTCTGCGAAGATGGGGCGGGTGAACATGGGGCGTTTGGCTGGTGTGACTAATGTAATGCGCAGCATTGTAGAGGAGGGCAGTTCGATTCTGTCACGCCCCTCATAAATGTGAGCCACACATAAATGGCAAGGGTTAGTAAATAATGGTTGTGCCCCGGAGAATACGCTTCGGGGCTTTAATAAAAAACAGCATGGAAACAAAAGAAATTACCAAGACTATTTACATTGCAAATGACGGGAAAGAGTTCTTAACGAAAGAAGATTGCGAAAAGCATGAAAGGTTTGTTGAAGAAATACTTTCACGTATTAAGTATTTCTGTATCAGATGTAATCCTGACTTAACAGAAACAGGAAATTTCTCTCATAAAATATATGTGGCTGTGTTTTCTAAACATTACCTATATAAAGATATTGCATTTCAATGGGCTTTAAAGAAGTTTGGTACTTACTTAGGGGAAAGCGTAATGGGATATGGCTTCCAACCCCATTTTAATGTAAGTGAAGTTTCTAAAGAAGAATATGAAGAATGCCCTGCTACTGTTTGGGGAGGCACTCCATTGAAGAGTGAGAAAATATTCCTTAGTCCCAAATCGGTAGAAGGATTTCCTGAAAACATTGACTACATGGAAGAATGGGGATTCAAATAAAAACTTGAATGAAACTTACAGTAACCAAATCCGAAGGTGCAATCATTCAGAAGCTTATCGCAGACCGAAAGTCAGACATTCATAATATTGGAGGTGACAGCAAGCAGGCAGAGCGTCTAAGTAAGTTGAACAAGAAGATTGCAAGGCAGATAAAGAAACAATACAAGACATGAGTCCTTACGTAATAACTTCTGCGATTCTTATTACCTATGACGGAAAGAAGATACCGTTGGAAAACATAGAAAGTGAAATAATGACCCGACCTATCCAGTTGACTAAGGAGAGGATACTCGATGCTTTCTCCATGATGAAAGATAAGCCGGTGGATGTGGAACTTAAAATCAAACATATATGAGCAATTATGTTACAGTTACAGCAGAGGTGGAATTTGACATGGAAGATTATATAGATGATATTCTTGAAAAATTGTCAGACGAAGAGTTAATTAAAGAGCTTGAGGACAGAGAGTTTGTTGTTTACGAAACAGCACCCTTACTTCAAATTGAATTTAACAATCCGACCGATTTAAAAAGGCATTTATGCGACATAGCTAATGCCGGCTATTGTATATCCAATGAAGAACTTATCAATGAAATAAAATTAAAACTACCATAACATGATATATAATAAACAGATAATAAGGGGCAAGATACCGAGTAAATCTAATTGTTATAAAGTTATAACAATCCGCGGTCATGGCAGTCTTGCCAAACAGCCGGCATTGAATGAATATGAAAAGTCGTTCTATCTACAATGTAACCAGTACAGAGGCAAGATGATAGCAGGGTTGTTTGAACTTTATTTGAATGTATTCTATGAAAACCAACGCCCAGACCTCGACAATTGTTTCAAGACAGTACTTGATTGTCTACAAGGATGCAAAGCTATCAAGAATGACCGTAATTGCGTGAAGATAGTAGCAGAGAAGTTTATAGACAAAGTAAATCCAAGAATAGAATTTATAATCAAGGAAGTTGAATTATAAAAAATAGACAATTTGAAAGATGCATGAAAATAAAGATGAATAAACATGGCACGAAACAGAATGATTAAGCCAAAGTTCTGGGATGATACCAAAATAGGACGTCTTACAAGGGATGCAAGGCTTCTCTATATAGGTCTTTGGAATTTCTCTGATGATTCAGGGACTGTAATAGGTGATTCTATCTGGTTAAAGTCTAAAATATTTCCGTATGACCAAATCCAAATACAACAGTTTGAAAAATGGATGAACGAGCTTGTGATAAACGGATTTATATGTCTGCTTTCCTATAAAGGGGAAAGATTCATATATCTGCCAAATTTCACTCGGCATCAAGTAATCAACAAACCTAATTACGAGGATTTGAATATACCTAAATACTTGATAGACAAAATAAAAGATAATATTCACTTATTAATCACGGAACAATCACGTAATACTACCGTATCATTCACTGAACAATACGTGACTAAAATAGAAGTAGAAAGAGAAGAAGAATATCCCCCCTATAATTCCCCCCAAGGGGAAGTCTCGCCATCAGGGAACAATGAGAGTGATAAGATAAATTACAATGGTCTTATGGATACGTTCAACAAGATGTTTGAAGGACGGTTACCCAAAGTTACGGCAATGACAGAAAAACGTAAGAAAGCCGTAAAAGTAAGAGTCGCAGAATATGGGAAAGAGGCTATTATGGCTGTTTTCAACAATGTTTCTCAATCAGCATTTCTTTTGGGGCGTAATAACCAAAACTGGCATTGTGATTTCGACTGGATATTCAGACCGACAAATTTCATTAAGATTTTAGAAGGCAATTACAATGGAGAAAGACTTAGTAAAAATCAACAGGATAGCGAGCAGCGAAAACGTGATTCGGTTCTTGCAGTCGCTACAACAGTCAGAGAAGCTGCCGCAAAAAAAAGAAAGGAACTTGAAGCAGAGGGCGTTATTGAATAAATATCCTGACCCTGCACAATTCATACTTGATTACAATCCAGATTTGCAGTTCAAAATTGTTAGGTGTAAGGCGACTCACTCCGATTTAGCCATGAATTTTTCCATACCTACATTAGGGCTATTGGCTTCGACTTATGGAGATGAAACTCCTTTAGAATGGTTGAAAATTCAATTCGGTACACTCAATGACTTCGCAGAGGTATCTACCAAGATTGCTAAGGAGCAGCTTAATGAGTTAGCAGAGATATTTATTTCTGAGTATTATTACATCAATGCAGCTGAGATATGCTTTTTCATTGCACGGTTTAAGTCTGGGAAATACGGACGATTCTATGGAGCTATAGACCCGATGAAGATTACAAGCGCTATGCTTGACTATATCAAGGAACGCCGCATTGACATTGAGCGTTACGAACGTGAGCAATACCGACTACAGCGCCAAAAGGAGATAGAAGAGCGCGGTAGCAACGGAATTTCCTATGTCGAGTATCTTGAACGTGAACGTAAGCTTGTGGAAAGTGGAGATGCAGAAGCCATGAAACGAGCGGCAAATCGTGTATGTAGTATCAGTTTACGTAAGTAGTGGCGAAAGCATAAATTTGACAATAATATGAGACTTACAATATGTTGGACGACAAGAGGCAGGCAAAGACGCTTTTACTATGATATATGCAAAAAGTTTGGCATATCGGATTACATGAGTGTTAATCATGAGACGCCATGCGATATAAGGGATGAAGATATGGAACTGTTAAAGGAATGCGAAAAACGAGGGTTTATCCAAATAAGAAACAAACGGTAAATAATCATGGACATAGAGATTGAAAAGAAAATCGAACAATTGGAGTATCAGCGCATGATTGATGAACTTGCAAAAGAGAGCAAAAACAAGAATATGAACAAGGCAGAACATGCAAGGCAATGACCACCGACACGGCAAATCAGATAATCAGCAAATATGAGAGTCTTGTAGTTCTGTGCACCTACAACATATTGCTCACGAACGACATCTGTTGTGGGCAGGTTATCGAGTGTCTGCATGCGATGAAGAGAACGCCTTATTACAAACAGGCATTCAAGCGGTATTTGAATGATGCCGATAAGGCAAGAAAGGAATACGAGCGTACTGTAAACAGCGTTATCGGTTCAGACCGGAGCGAGTTTTTCGCCGACTGCAACGACAAGTATACGGAAGAAGTGAACAAGCACGTGGATATGTTGTATTGGCAATTCAAGCAGGTTCTTGACGATAACGGCGTACCCCATTCCGCAGAGATTGCAAGGTTCGAACTTGCAAGGACATTATGTGATTACGCCTGCATCCAGTTTGACGAAAGGATTAAAGAGCTTCGGAAGAAAGATTCACGGTTTAACGGGTTTACGTTGGAATACCTGAAGCTTTCCAATGTGACAAGGATGATGAACCCTGCTTCCGACTGTTTGAAAATCGGGAAAACGGTCAATATGAACACAGAGCGGTGTACAGCAGCATTTGATGTGCTGGTAAGAAAGCTGTCGGATGCGGATAATATTGCCAACGCGATAAAAGTTTAGTGAGATGAAGCCTATTTATAACCTTATAACCCTCCTCATGGACTGGCTTTCGGTAGAGGTCGGAGCGAATGAAGAGTGGTTCTGAACAAAGACATCATGGTGCAAAATGTGTGTTTCGGAAGACAATCGGGAACGGAATAAAAGAAAAGATATATGAATATAGGAATATTAGCAGTTGACAGCAATTACCCTAATCTTGCGTTGATGAAGATAAGTGCATATCACAAGAAGAAGGGCGACATCGTGGATTGGTACAATCCATTTAACCATTACGATAAACTCTATATGGCTAAGGTTTTCAGCTTCACCGAGGATTACAGACAATGGGTAACCAATGCCGACATTATAGAGAAAGGCGGTACCGGATATGACATCAGCAAGACATTGCCTACAGAGGTTGACCGGATGCAGCCCGACTATTCTCTTTATCCGCAGATAGATTCCAAAACTGCATACGGATTCCTTACTCGCGGATGCCCTAATCACTGTAAGTGGTGTGTGGTTTCCAAGAAAGAAGGTAATATTATGCCATACATGGATATTGAAGAGATAGCGGTTAACGGAAGAAAGAATATCATCCTTATGGATAATAATGTACTCGCATCTGACTATGGTTTACAGCAGATAGAAAAGATTGTCAAGCTGAAACTGCATGTAGATTTCAATCAAGGGCTGGATGCCCGATTGGTTACTGATGATATTGCAAAGCTGCTTGCTAAGGTCAAATGGATAAAGCGTATTCGGTTTGGGTGTGATACACCAGGACAGATTGCCGAGTGTGAGCGTGCTACAGCATTAATTGATAAGTACGGCTATAAAGGTGAATACTTCTTTTACTGCATCCTACTTCATGACTTTAAAGAATCATTCGAGCGCATCAATCATTGGCGAAATAGAGGGAGTAGATTCTTGCCTCATGCACAACCGTATAGAGACTTAAACAATCCGCATCAAATCATCCCGCAATGGCAAAAAGACTTAGCCGGGTGGGCTGACAAGAAATGGGTGTTTAGGAGCTGTGAATTTAAAGACTTTATGCCACGGAAAGGATTTAAATGTGCCAAGTATTTTAATTAATTGAATATCCCATGAAAACAGTTAAACTTTCCAATTTAAAAGTAGGTGACCTTTTCATCCATAAAGGAACGGTGTACGAGATTATTGCAAAGAGTAAGTGGACTTCCATATGTAGGTATCTAAATGATAAATATCGCTTCGGTGGTTGGTGTCAATACTTGTATTGTGATTTTAGTAACTACACAAAAGTGGAAATTTAATATTAGCAGATTGATTATGAAACAGACAGTAGAAGAAGCGGCAAGGGAAGCAATTCATAAGCATTATAATTGTAATGGAACCTATCCATGTTCAGAACGTGAATATTGCGAACATTGTAACGGTCATAATACAGCATTCGATTGTTGCGAATGTGGTGCAGATGAATTTAAAGAAGGATTTATTGCCGGTGCGAACTGGCGTATCAATAGCGTATGGCATAGTAACAATCGAACGTATAAAGCGCAAAAAACAGCTTTGGTTATATTCAAAAACGGCAAATCCAAGGTATATGATAACCTCACTGATTTGACAATCGAAAGTCTTTGGGGTGAGGTAGATAGATTTGCTTACATCGAAGATTTACTACCTAATATGGAGGATTAAATCATGAAACCAATTTTGCTTCAAGCAAGTTGGAAAAGATTGTGAACTACATAAATCAGAACATTCAATAAGGATAAGTTATGAAACAGACAGTAGAAGAAGCAGCCCGCACTCATTGGAGTGAAAGTACATATAATAAAGATGCAGAGCTTGCCTATGATGAAAGAGACAGTATAGCTATCAAGGCATTGGCAAAATCGGTTGCATTACGGGCTTTTAAGAAAGGTGCCGAATGGCAGGCAAAGCAATCTCCGTGGATAAGCGTTGAGGACAAGGCTGGTTGTGACACATCTGGCGATTGTATTGTAATGGTTATGAATGGTGATATATTCAAAGCGTATTTTTCATCTGAAAACAAATGGATGAAAAGTAATGGCGGCTATTATGATGAAGTGATAGATGATGTTGTTGCATGGTTTCCCATCCCCTCTTTCGATGAGACACTCGAAGTCAACAAGGATGTACTGGAACGGATTAAAGAGAAAGAAGACTGAATTATGGATAAACAAACCAACAATATTTGCTGTGAAAAATGCAAGCATTATCTCCATGTGGTAGATAGAGAGAACCGTTCTCGCGGATATGTATGTGCTTTATGGCTGGACGGGATAGCTGGTAGTTTGGACTGGTTCTATCCGGATGTGAAATGTTTCGAGAAAAATACAAGAGATGGAAAAGTACAGAATTAAGACACATGGAGTATATGGCCATATTTTTGACGTTCAAGTGAAAAAGTGGTATGGATGGGTACTCGTTAAGAGGTTTAAGGCGGATGTGAGTTCTAACGACGCGATGATAGACAATATTTATTACTGTGAAATACTATCCAAGGAACTTTTGGAAAAATTGGAGGAGGAATTATGAAATCAAAACAAGTATTATCAGTCGAACAGATGGAACATTTGCAGGAGCTTGGGTTGGATACAAGCGATGGAAGCATGTGTTTCGAGTGGAATGAATCAGATGCAGACAACATGGTTGTAACCTCTCCGGATGCCGATACGAATTACGACTATTATCATGAAACTTACACTTTGCAGGACATTCTCGATAAGCTGCCGCGATACATAAATGTCTTCTGTATAACGTATAAGCTGTGCGTTAAGCCTCTTTTTGCTTGTCCTTGGGCTATAAGTTATCAAAAAAGCATGTCTGAACCATTCATCGTTAAAGTTTCCGGAAATCTATTGGATGCAGCCTACGAGATGCTGTGCTGGTGTATTGAAAATGGGTATATTAAAACTAATCAGTTATGAAAGCAAGAATAAAATCAACCGGAGAGATTGTAGAGGTTGAAGGCTTATTTGATGTTGGGACTGCCTTAGTGAATGGTAGGTATTTCAAAGTGTCAGAACTCGACTTCTTTGATAATTTTGAAACTATTGATTGGGAGCAAAGGCGTTATGAATTGGCAAAATCCGCTATGCAAGGGTATTGTATTGCTTTAGGAATAAACGATGACAGTGAAACTTATGATGATATTGCAATAGGTTCCTTGAGAGCAGCCGATGCACTAATAAAGAAATTGAAAGGGAAATAACCATGGAAATAAAGAACGGAATAATAATAGACGGAGTGCTGCATGAAGCGGTGCAAGATTATGTTCATTGCGCCTTATGTTCTCTATACGAGAAATGCGCAGAGGTGGACTACGCAGCATGTATGACCGATTTGTTTAGCTGTGGCGGTTTTATCAATCGTGGCAAAGTAACAGATATTAAGATAGATAAGGAGGAATGACTATGGGATTTACAACACCGTGCTTTATAAGAAAAAGTACACCGGAGCTTCGGAAGAAGTTGGAGGAGTTGGGATATAGATTATTTGGGGCGGAACTTAACGAAGATTTATGTATTTTCACTGAACCCGAATACAGTCTATATAGTGTTGAGTTTTTCAGTAACATTCCACATCCTGACGAAACCGATAGTGTTGATTGCGGAACCAACGAAGAGCTTTTATTGGCTATTGCTGCATTAAGGGATGATACAGATAAGTTTCAATGGTTTACCGATGGAAATAAATGGATTTTGTGTCCTGAAATCAAGTTCTCTACCTATTGGGCTTACAATGATGTTGACATTAACACAGATACCATTCACAAGGCTACCGTAAACGAACTGATTGAACACTTTAAAGTATGAAGAAAATAATTATCCTTTTGGCAACAGTTGCACTATTCGGGTGCAATAACTCTGGAGAATACCCTATAGAACACCGTACAATTGAGGGAAGCGTGACTTATCTCAATGATAGTATAGTGATTATCTGTACCCATAAAAAGGGGCTTGACAACTACGAAACGAAGATTATTAATTTGAAAAGACAATAGCTATGACCGAAGAACTCGTAACATTAGAGACAGCGAAGCTGCTGAAAGATAAGGGCTTCAATTGGAAGTGTGAACACATAATAGACCGCAATAAGGTTATTACAAAATATGACCTTCCGCAAAGTATGTCGTGTTGTACGGAAATAGATGACGAACCTATTGAATTTTTGTGTCCAGTGTTGTATGTTGCTCAAAAGTGGCTGCGTGAAACCAAGAAGCTACACGTTGAAGTATCCTATATGTATGGAGACTATTGGATATATGATATACTAACAATACCGAACCATGATTTAGTGGGATTATCCGACAGGCCTTTGGTGCATTATAAAAGCTACGAGGAAGCACTTGAAGCCGGAATACAAGAAACTTTAAAACTTATATGAGAATGGACCCTGTTGTAAATGATGCTTATAGGCTTAGAAAACTTTTAGAAAAAGCAACGGGGCTAAAAGTATATAAGTCGGAACTAATAGCCAACTATTTTAATGGCTATCTAAGTATAGTACAAGAGTATAAGAATGAAACCAATCCGCACATTACAGTAGCACAAGGTAGCTGGTCGATAGAAAACGGTGGGGAGTATAAAATTTCACTCTATACACCTACAATCGTTATTAAAGGCAAGAGGATACTTAATACTCGTTTTGTAAAAGATGTAGCCTATAAGATAGTGGAAGCATTAAATGATGAATTTGGGGAAGATAATTGGAATACGTGCAATGAGGAGCAAAAGTGTTGGCTTCCCATGTCTCGAAACTCTTTCTATTTACAAATCCCAAATTTTGAGAAATATTAAAACTTATATGATTATGAAAGCAAACCTAATATTTTTTCTTGCGATATTCATCATATCAGCATTATTCATCGGGCATTTCCGACTGACATTCTCACCGTTCAGTGTATCCTTTCTCTATTGGCATAGGACTGTAGGAGTTATTCTTATCGTTGCAGGATGCTTGGTTTACAACATAGGTGAGCATATATCAGGCTACAAGAAAGGACTGAATGAAGGCATGGAGATTGTTTTGAAAGAGTTAAAAAAAAGATACAATGAAGAAGATAATGTTCAATGATAAATACAGTCTAACCCAGGCTGTATTGGATGGTCGGAAGACTATGACGAGAAGAATAATCAAATGTCCAAGAACTTTTAAAGGAGAATGGGTTGCCGGATTCAATATACACAGACGCCATTCTGATAAAAAGATTGTTGGTTGGCCTTGTATGTATGATGCAGATGAAAGAGAGTTTGATATGGGCGAGATATTGCCAAAATACAAGGTTGGTGAAGTTCTTTCCATTGCACAGAGATACAAAGATGTAGTGGAAAAAAGGGATGAAGCCCAGGAAACATTATGTCTATATAAAATAGGTGAAAAATATCTTACAATGGAAGAAATGGGAGCAGGATGGAACAACAAGTTATTTGTCCGCGCTGACCTCATGCCCCATCATATCCGCATTACCAACATCAAGATAGAACGGTTGCAAGGCATTTCCGATGAAGATTGCTTTAAGGAAGGAATTTTTAAATGGGATGCTGGACAAAAGGATATTCCTTTTTATTCATTCCATTACGCAGATATACCCGACTACAATGATCCTCGTGACGCATTCGCAGAACTGATAGATAAAGTCTCCGGCAAAGGTACATGGGCATCCGATCCTTATGTTTTCGTATATGAATTTGAACTGATTGATTAAAAACGAGAAAAGATATTGATTATGAAACGTGAAATAAAATTCAGAGGAAAAAGCACTGATACGGGGAAATGGATATATGGATTTCTCTCTTTTTTCTATACTGCCGGAAGGGACGAAAACGGACTTATCCTCACAGACAAGGCAAAGATATATTCTCCGGAAGACTGCCGGTGCGATGACGTATGGGCTGAAACTGTTGGTCAGTTCACGGGAGTTAAATACAATGATAGAGAAATATATGAGCATGATTTGGTTGAATGCGCTGGTGTACTATGTGAAGTAGTGTATAGTGATAAAATCGGTTCTTTTGTGCTATTAGAAGTTCTGTCTCAAAATCTTGGAAATAAGCCAATAGGACAAATGATAGATATGTTCGGGATTAGATATGTAGGTAATATTTACGACAGCCCGGAGTTATTGAAATAAAACAACCATGAGTAAATACATGAATTGGGAACTCTACGATAAACCACCTGAGGGTTTCTCCATTGACAAGCATACTGGTTCTCCTTTGACCGGATACGACTTTTACACAAACGGGAAAAGCGTCTTAAACGGAGGAGTAAGAATTCTTGTAAAATCTCTGAATGTTCATGTTAACAACATAGCAGACAACCACTACCCCGTGAAAAGAAACACTCCCAATAACAAAGAACCCAAACAAGACCCGATGATTAACCGTAATGTGCGCCAACGGGTAAATGTCTTTGCACGCGAGAGGTTTAAAGTAAAGCTACTACAAGAAATAGAATTTGATTTAATGGTGTGTCAACTCGAAGGCTGGAGTATGGGAAGCTACGTCAATGAGCTTAAGCAATTGATTGATGATGTTTATCGGAGAATGGTTAAGACAAAGAAAAGGAATAGCAAGACTATCAGTAACCCAAAACTTGAATTTAAAGATGAATGAATTATATATACCTCCACAGCGATTAAACCGCAACCCTATTAACGGGCGGTTTTTAAAAGGAAGTATCCCTCATAACAAGGGGAAGAAATGGGATGATTACATCCCTTCGCATAAAAGGGAAAGTATGATTAAAGGATTAGCTTTAGGGAGAACGGGAAACCCTAATATAGCGGGCTGCAATGCAAAGAAAGTAGTAGCCATAAAGAGCGGACGGTTACAAGGTGTTTTCCAGTCCTCTAACGATGCGAAACGAAAGACTGGCATTTGCGCCCGTAATATCAGGAATTGCTGTTCCGGAAAGCGTAAACACGCTGGCGGCTATCAATGGTTTTGGGAAAGCGATAATAGTTGGTGTGAATTAATTATAAATGAATAATATAACCATGAGTAAATTAGAGCACATCGCCACAATTGATTACTGCTACTGGCGATTGGGAAAGTTGAATGAGGCTCTTTCCAAGCCTAAATCGACTATGGAGCAGTTGGTTGATAAAGCCTGCGGTTATAATGAAGTAGAAGAAGTGAAAAAGGAAGCTATAGCCCTTTTGGAACAGATTGTTGAAAGTAAAAAGGCTATCGGTGTGAATTATTCGGGAGATAGCAAGTTCCTTGATAAATTAAAGAACAAAGAAACACATGAGTAAACTATACAAAGTAACCCTCTTCGGTAAATCATTCATTATAGGATGGTTCAGTTATGCAGATAAATGGTATCATAAATTTAGTATAATATATTGAACATGAAAAACAAAATCATAGCGAGCGTTATAGCAGCACTGTTCCTGCCTATGCTTATTTTCATACATTGGGCTATTGTTTATTTCTTGTCGGTTAGAATTGTATTAGCAATCGCAATGACGGTCAGCATAATTGTTGTGACATACAAGCTTTCCAAACTTTTACTTGACGAACATTCTAAAAAATGTAAAAGACCATGAGAAAAGCAGACAGAATAATCAGAGACAGACATTCCCGCATCCCGGACAAATACAAGAAGATTGACACTACGGTCAACGGGAATGCAGAAAGCCTTGCCGAACAACACAAGGAAGTGGAAAGAAGGCTATTCCCTCTACGCCTTAACAAGACCACTGTTATTTACGTCACAAAAGACAAACAAAATGAAGCATATGCAGCGAAGGCACGTAAACGGATGGGGATAGCAGAGCCGAAGAAACCTTTTGTCGACCCGCTTTCGGAAGAAAACATTACCAAGTTATACAAGGAAGAAAAGATACCGCCCCGCAGAATGGCAGAGATGCTGAATGTAAGTGTAAGGACGATATATCTAAGGTTGGCTAAGTATGGACTTACAAAAGTTAAATGCAGATAACATGAAAGAGAATAATATTTTAAACAAAGAGATTTATACAGAGGCTATGATAGCAGCCTCTAAGGTTGATTTCCTTGAGAGCAAGGAAGAGGTTAAGATGTATGCTACTTCGCTGTATAACGCGATGATATGGGGCATAAAAGTAAAATATTAAGTTTTTTATTTGGCGTTATAGAAAAAGGGCGTATATTTGCAGCGTTCAACTTTTATCCAAAGGCAAGCGGAAGCCTGCCATAAGCGGGCATTTTTTATGCTTGCGAGTTTGACGCTACAATATAGTGGCTGCCACCCCCATAGGTATAGTTAATGCTATATCTGCCTTTGGATAGGTTGAACAATGGGACAGGGCAGCCTTTTTCTTTGCCCTATCCGAAAAGCCGGATATGGGCAGGCTACCAGCCCTATAATGCCAATAAAGTTCAATAAATCTATGGCACAGTTAAATGGAAATTACTTAAACAGCACAAACATTGCTGTATTGGGTGCGTCTGCTCACGAAACGAGCGAAATTCAGATTTTTAATCACCCGAAGTTTGGTAGAATTAGGACTGCCACATTGGAAGATGGCACAGTTGCGTTGTGCCTTTCAGACATAGCAAAAGCGTTGGGGTATTCCAATCCAGCAAAGGCGGTAATAGACCATTGCAAGAAGGGGGTTACCGTTTTGGGAACCCCCACTGTAAATCAATACGGTACAACCGTAATGCAATCTATGAAGTATGGAGTGGAGGGATGTATGAATAAACTTATAATGAAGTCGCAACTTCCCGATGCAGAAGAATTTCAAGATTGGGTATGTTACGATGTACTTCCATCAATTAGAAAAACCGGGAGTTATTCTCTTCAACCCCAACTCCCAAATTTCAATAATCCGGCAGAGTCCGCACGTGCATGGGCAGACCAATACGAGAAGAGCCAAATGCTCTCTTTAGAAGTAAAGAAGAAAGAAGAGGAAAAACAGGCTATCATAGAGGAAACAAAACCAGCTGTTGTATTTGCGGAATGCGTAAAAAGTGCGCCTACTAATATTCTTGTACGAGACCTCGCAAAACTAATTACCCAAAACGGATATAAAATCGGAGAAATAAGGCTTTACGATTGGATGGTAGAGAACAAATACCTTATCTGTAAAAAGAGATGGAGTAAATCGCAACAAAAGGATGTTAACGATTATATGCCTACTCAAAGGGCGTCAGAAATGGGATTATTCTTTGTGTCTGAACGCACTATAACAAATTGCGGCAATCCTACATTTATTAAACATACGTGCTATGTTACAGGAAAGGGACAAGTGTATTTCTTAAATAAGTTCAAAGCATTAATAGGAGCATGATTATGGAAATAAAAATGAATAGAACGATGACATTCGACGAGTTGGCGGAAAAAATAGGCTGCTCTGTAGAAGAACTTAAAAAAAGAGCATTAGAAAAAGGGATTATAGATGAATTTGGGAATCCTACAAAAATGGCGATTGAAAAAGGGTTATGTATAGACCCTTCCTCTATTGAAGATTCCGAACCCGTATATGAATACGTTAAAACCGTTGATATGAGTATTGAAGAACAAGAAGAATGGGAAAAAGAGGAAAAGGGATGTACATTATACGGTGTCAATGAGGGGGTAATTGAATTTTCAAAGTCGTATTCCTATCCAGTTGATAAAAACATGGATAGAATACCCGGTGCAGAAACTCCCGATTTGTTCATAGCAGTTAAAGATGATTTTAGCGATAGCGAAGTGTGCATAATACTCTCAAGTAAAAATAATATTCGTAAGCTACGTGACTATCTGAACAACTATCTTGAAGACAACTTGTAACAACCTAAATTTCATTACTAAGCCTTGTCTGTATCTATTGCGGACAGGCTTTTATCAAAAGACTAAACAAATATTCATCATGGAAAGAAATACAATACCTGCTAAAAAGCAATACGACCTTAGCGCAATAGACGAATTATTCAAAGACTGCATATCTCCCGAAGAATTACGGGAAGAGCTTATTGAACTGGTGTTTGATTACGCACAATACGTAGAAGAAGGCGCTACCGACTTGTTCAAATGTCACATGGGTACGCTATATGTGCTATATAAGGCTTTAGAGGATGTAAAAGAATTAGAGACACCAAGCTAATACCCTCACCAAAACGGCAAGCGGTATAACCCAATGGAGAACCCGTTCAAAGCGTTCTAAACGTTCCATTGGATAACCTGAAAAAGGCGGCAATAGTCCATGTAAAGGACATTGTCCGCCAATTCAAGCAATTCATCTATGTAATCCCTTTTTCGCATCACGTTCAAGTTTTCTACGTTGTTGGCGGTTTATACCATTTGCTATGGCAAGACTGTTCAGCGTCTCTTTCTGTTCGGAAGAAAGCATATTATATACTTCTTCCCGTGATTTGCCTGATAAAATGGCTTGTACTATTTTCCACATAAGCTACGTCTACAATGTTCACACAAAAATTTCTTCGCTACCGGGAACATCTTCTGTCCCACATATCCGCTAAGGTACTGCGCCTCTTCTCCATACGGGTCGATGCCGAACGCCCGTGAGATATGCCGACATAGATGCCCCTTTTCATGGTCGAAAGAGTTTTGAAACTCTGCCGGGGAAGAAGTAAGGGCTATAACCATTACGGTCTGCCTGTTTCGGATATTGGAGTAAGTGATACCCGTATTCAGATTGCAGGAACGCATGTTCTTATAGGCATTCGCCAAATCCATCCCCCTGCATCCTACCCGCTGAAGGTCGGCGATGATGCGGTCGGTATAATAGCAGTCCACCGCATAATATACACGCACTTCCCAATCATAATCCGGTATGTAAAATTCCTGTATTATCATAGGCTACATCATCTGTTCCCACATGATAGGATTGCCGGAGCCTATACAATCGGCATAGAACCGAGTGAAAGGCATTCCATTGTAAGCGTCCACATCATCTATGTAATCCTTAATGAACAATGCGAGATGTGCTTCGTCAGTGATAGAGCTTTTGTAGTAATCCGACTTCGCCATGTTTGCCACGTAAACGCTGTCGTATCCTGCGTCCTTCTCCAAGTTTACACTGTACTTTTTCAGAAGCTCCTCTACCTGCTCTTTGCTGATTGGCTCCAGCTTTTCTTCTTTACCCGTAGATTTGTTTTCCATCTTCATGCGGGAAACAGCCCATAGGCACATCTTCTTGCTGAAATGCCATCCGTACTGGCTGAGATAGTCAGCCATTGCAGGCGGTATTCTGTCGTATGTATCTAATCTTTGTTTCATATTTTCCTGATTTTAAGTGATTGGCAAAAGAGGGGAATAACCCCCTCTCCATTACATGAACTCTCCGTTGGCGCGTCTGCGTCTGCGTTCGCCCATATCATCACCGTAAGGCTGTGAATCGCGGCGTTCGTTGTAAGCCGGATATTCCGGGAAGTAACCCGGCATACGACGTTCTCCCATATCTGAGCCGCCGCTATAGCTTCCACCGCGTGAACCACCGCTGTTACGATAGCCCATTTCACCGCCCTGCATCTCACGCATGGCTTTCTCGTAACCATAACGGCAACCCTCTCTATAGGCTTCTTCCATAGGATTACCGCCTCTCATACCGAAGTCACGGTCATATTCTCCGCGTCCTTCTTCCAATATTTCCCACATTCCCATATTATTTCTTTGTTTTAGATGTTTCAGCAACTCCGAGCTGTTCCATTAATTTCTGGTTTTGCGCAATGAGGTCAGCCATATTCCTGCTCATCTCCTGCATGTTCTTATCCATATTGGACATTTGCCCTTTCAATGCGGATATTTCTTGTTCCTGCTGTTGCTTGGCTGCAAATTCCGGGTTAAGCGTGGCAAGCATCTGGTCACACACCCTAAGAAAGTTCTGATGATATTCCACGCTTTTTAGAACATCCTCGCTCTTCTGTTTCATAGTAAGGACCTCGGTGTTCATCTCGTCTCTTGAACCAGTAATCAGCATCCCCGTTTTAACATCATCGGCAATATTGGCATTAGCCGGTATTTCTTGCAAATTAACATTTTGCCCGTTTATATTCACGACAAAATCAATAACTTGGACCGGCTGTGGATAAGGCATGTTGGGAACAGTCTTATATATAGTTTTTATAGGGCTTGCATTAACGACCTGCCCACATTCCAAACTTGGATTTGCCCCTCTGTGAAGAAGAAATAATGTACTGTTAACTCGTAGATTTTGAAACATATTGGTTTGATTTTAAAGGGGAGTGGCTATTTCCATTTTGGAAACAACCACAAAGCCCCATGTTAACTACTTGCTCTTTTGAGCGGTTGCTTCTGCTGTCGGAGTCGGTGTCGATGCGGTTGTCGGACGATACCCACCGTTAACAAGGAACAGTTCGTTGGTGTACTTGTTATAGTGAATTTCGTAGATACCCGTTCCGGCAAGGTTGCCGACAGTCACCGGCTCATTGTTGTAAGCCAGCAACGGTCTTGTATCCCCGTTAGTCCCTATCAGTATTGGGAGTGTAGCAGTCGTGCCGGCTGGTATCGCCTGGCGGAGACTGACATAGAAACCGCCTACATAGCTTCTGTTACGGAACGCATGGTTAGGAAGCTCCAAAGTCACGTTCTCCGTGCCGACCGTTACGGCTACCGTAGGAAGGGTATTGAAATTAGCCCTTCCAATAGTAGGGAACAAGAAAGGAAATCCTGTAAAAAAGTTAGGCCACATAATTACCCCCTTTCTTACCGGAATTAACCCCAGTAGTTGTTACAACCACAACCGCTACGTCCATACATTGCATCACCGGCGTAAGCACCGAAAGCCGCAGCACGGAAACAGTCTGTGTTGATGGCTTGAATATTAGGGTAAACAACCGGAACAGTGTTAGGCATCTTGCATTTTATTCCATCGACATCGGACTGCAATGCCTGCAAGCCTGCTGCCAAAGGAGCAATCTGTTGTCCTACTGAATTCAGGATAGTAGCATTCTGGTTACGTTGGGAGATTTCAGCAGTCAAAGTGGCTTTTTCTGCTGTAAGAGCCGCAATCTTGTCCTGCAATGCCTGGTTCTGCATGGCGTCCAGCTTTGCAAGGATAGCATTGGTATTGGCGGTCGCACCGTCACGCAATGAAAGGGCATTCTGATTGGCTGTGTTGACAAGCGCGTTGGTCTGATTGCACATCGCAAGCTGGTTCTCATAGCCCATTGTGGTAATGGCGTTCTGAGTCTTGCAGCAACAATCTGCAATCTGAGTAAGAACAGCCTGATTTCCGGACTGGAATGCGTTGATGATTTGCTGGCTTGACATGCCCACCTGATTGCCAACATTGGCGATAAGTCCTTGGATGTTGCACAAGGCGCTCTGTAACTGTTGGGTAGAGCAGTTCAAAGAAGAAGCAAGCTGGTTGATGGCATTGCCATTGCCCTGAATGGCTGACATCAGGTATTCACGACCGACATCACCGTTAAGCTCGGCAGGCAGACCTCCACCATTGCCAAAGCGGTTGCCGAAGCCGTTGCCGCCCCAACAGAACCACAAAAGGATAATCCAGATGAACCACCACGAGCCGCCCCATTGGTCTTGGCTGCCACGTCCCTGGTTCAGTAAAGCGAGAAGTCCGGGGTCTACACCCTTGCTTCCCATCAAGTTGGGCAACATAGCCATGATGTCGAATTTGCTTCCGCCACCATTTCCGTTGTTCCCGTCTTGATTGAAGACATACGTTCTTTCCATAGAGATTTATATTTTGTATTACGGTCAAAATCAACCGCATCACAAAAGTATAAATACGCAATCTGCCATGAAATCAGTTGTTTCCCAACGCTTTCCTAATGTTTTCCCAATATATTCTCAACATTTTCCCGCCTTCCATACGTTCCTGGAAATTGGAAATCATGTAGTTTATCGCACGTTTGGTCTTGTGGATTTTAGGAGCTATCTGCGAAGGATACATTCCCCTTTCGACAAGCAACTGTACAAGCAAATAGCGGGCGTCTACGGTTTCCGTATCCTTATCCGAAGATAGTATTCGGCTGGCGGGTATTTCGGTCTCCTGCGCCACGAGATTGATTGTTTCGGCAAAGATTTCTGACTTACACATAGTTTTTCTGAATTTTATATTTATCTTTGCCCTGCCACATAAAACATGAGATTAAATGAACAAAGCATAAGATAATGCGTTGAAGATATTAAAGCCTCCAACGTGCATTGTCTTATGCTTATCATGTTTTTATGTGGCAATATTAACGTGAAACGTTGGGGGCTTTCTTTTTACTCTAAGCCCCCGAAAGAGTGTCAGCTACAAGCCAACTTCTACATCGTTAATTTCTTCTTACCATACAAATAGATTATAACTTATTCCTGCGCCTACGTACATGCCGCCTGGATACCCATACCCAGCCTGCAACCCTAATCCCCAACGCTTCTTCTTCGGTTTGATGGGAACCGGATGATAGATGTCATTCGTTTCTACTTGATAAACGGTCTTTGGGAATACCTTTATGCTATCCAGCCGCGGGTCTACATATCCGCTCACCACCGCACGATACAGGCTATCTTCATATACAACCCGTTTGCGGTGAAGTAAAGTATCACCTATACGTACTGTGTCATTCGGCAATATCTGCCAAAAGACCGCTATCGGTGCGGAGATAAGAACCGTGTCAAGTTTGACAACCGTCTGTATCTTTGTTTCGGTACGTATTTCTGCCGGCAAAGGCTCGTGCGGACGGAACCACGCCGCCACACAAGCGATGGACAGCAATACAACTAATAGCCAGGGTAGTTTTTTCATGACCTCAACAAATAATGATTTACAACCATACCTGCACATATTGCGGCAACTCCACACAGCAAGTCTGCTTTGTTCCACTTGCCGTTATAGTAGTGGCAACGGTCGCTGTTCTCCTTGATAAAGAGCATCAGCAGTGCAGTACTGCCACCGAATACTATGGCGATGGATAGATAGACCACCACACCTAATATGTTATTTCTCATAACTAATTAGCATATTTATGATATTAATTTCATCCCGGACTGTGAAGTGCCGGGATGAATGCTGTTCAGATATTCCTCAATCGTTTTTACTCTTTATCAGAAACGGATTGAATGGGACTGCAACTTGTGGATAGGCTATAAATCCAATGATGTCGTTTCTCATTCTTTTACATTATTGAATTGCATAACAGTTGCATTAGCAAATACATTGTTTTCCTTGTGACTGTTATTAGTGAATAAAATATTACATTTCTCAACATCATTATCTAAAGAAAATCTATAGCCAAAACGATTACCTGTTATTGTAAATTTATAATTTGCATTATTAGGAAAATGCCAACTAACATCGGATACATTTTCCTTACCATTTAAAAAGATACAATTCTTTATAATAATATCTGCGTGTAAATTACCGCCACAGCCTAAAGGCTTGGAAAGATATTGTGTATGCTCGCCTTTAATATATTCTACAATCAAATTGTCATACACGTGTTTATAATAAGAATCTGCACCTGAACCTTCATCGTGAATAGCATAAATATTATCATATTGAATAAGATGTCCATCATGTAACTCGTAGTTAGAATTAAAGCCAACTCTTTGAGTCCCGAATAAAGATTGGTTATTATATATTATTTCAGAAGTACTATCACATTTAGAAATAAGAGTAGAATTATTGAAAAAATATCTACAATTACCACCGATTGGTAATTCGATAGCAGTTCTAAACTCATATTTAGTGTTCATCAACTCAAATATCTTTATAAAAGTATATTCACCAGTTTCAAAATAGACATCACAATCCTGAGTAATATAAGCGGAAGCTAACTTAAGAAAAATATCTTCCTCACTATCACTAAGATTAATATTGACAATAGGTCGAGTTCCTCTCTTTTTAAGAATAGTAGACTGGCATAGTCTCAAATTATAATTATTCTTAGCAGAAGCAAAGAATTTATCAGTAATTACACTATCTCTATAATATGTAAATGCAACTAATTCGGCGTTTTCAGGAAAATTTTCTTTAAGAACCGGATTGGTATTATAAAAATTAAGCATAGAAATGTATTTACCGTCTTTATCAAAGAAAGCAACTTCAGCATTTCCACCTGTATTTGTATAAATATTATTATTTCTATCAAGCGGAACAATAGATGTACAATTTCTTTTTAGTAAACTATCATGTACAATTACACCATTTTGCCAAACTTTATTTTCGTAAGTGTCAAACAATAAATTGTAATCTGTGATTTCTATATCATTTTCAACCATAGCAAACACAGTTTTGTTTAGCCATCTACCGACTTCGGTAAATGCTCCGCCCTGAAACTCCCACGTTTCTACTTTTCCGGCTGAATTGATGAACGACACCTTCAGTCCGATATTTCTAAGTTCCTGCGGGACTTGGGCAATGGCGCCTTCCAGACTGTACTTGTTACTTCCGTCAATTCCCGAAGTAGGATGCTGGACGGAAACATTATACTCGGTGATGTAGTTCATATAGTCAGTGCTGCCACCAGTGCCACCACCAGTGCCGATATATTTCTTCAATGTAGCGGTACTCATTGAGCCGTTGCTACTACCTTGCTGAAAAGGTATCAGCTCGTTTCCTGTTAAGTTCTCCTTTTGAGGGAGTTGTCCTATTTGTAATCCTTCTGCCATATCTTTTTATTTTTTATCATTTTATTTTTTGTTATCTGCAAGTAATATCGGCTCTTCGTTAGCCAACAATAACGGAGTGCCATCCGACAATAATAAATACCCTTCGTCAGGAAATGGATGCGGCTTATTTCCGCCAGCACCGGGAAACCCTATGGTAAGTATGCTGATTACGGGAATGCCGATTATAGGAATGCTGATGTAAGGGATAGTGATTGGTTTCATAAGGCTATCCCTCTTTAATCATTTTCGCTTCTGACACTTTCGTAGCACTTCTTATTGTAATTTCCATACCTGCCGCTATGTCAATAAGACGAAATATCACATTGGAAGGACCTAAGGCTTGATTGGCATTTGGGGAAAGCGGGATAGGATTCATGCCCTCGATATTGGCAAATACAGTCACCATTCCGCCCTTGTTCTTTATCTGTATGGTAACGGGATTACCGTCACTGACAAACGTTGCGTAATACGCTGTTTTGCCTTCTTCTTTTTGAAATGATAAAACTTCTGCTGCCATGATGTTTACTTTTTAGAGTTATTCAAATAGTTCACAATTCCCTGCACATGCAAGTCCACTATTGCCCGTTTTCCCTCTTCCGATAATAAGAAGCCAACATCTTCCTTATTGTCTTGGAATAGGTTCTCTGTAAGGACTGCCGGGCACTTCGTGTGCTTCAAGATGTAGAACCCGCTTTCCTTATCAGGGTCGCCATCCGTCATATCCTTGCGTATCTTCATACCCGGCAAAAGTCGTTCGGCTGCCGCATATAAGCTGTCAGCTAATTTATCGGCTTTCGTCTGACCTGCCGAAGTCCACGCTTCCCAACCACGTGCCTGCATCCATTCAGAGCCGCTTCCCGCTGCATTACAGTGGATAGATACGAGGATTGTGTCACTTGCCTTGTATTCGTTCGCCCTACGGCAACGCTCCGATAGGGGAACGTCTATTTCCTCTTTGACGATACGTTCTGCGTCAATGCCTTTCTTTCGCAGCTCCGCTTCCAATCGTATGGCAATCTCACGGGCATACGCATACTCTTTCAATCTTCCGTCCGGTGAACACTTGCCCGGAGTGTTACTTCCGTGCCCGTTGTCAATCAATATTTTCATTCTGCACGTCCTCCTTGAAATATTTGTCATAAACTACACGAGCCACCCATCCGGCAACAACACCGACACCGAATGATACAACAGTAGTCAGGTTCACCCAAAACGGTGTGTAGTGCATGTAAAGCATAACTCCCACGATGATAGCGATAACAATCGCTGCGATAATCAGTTTCTTTTTCATTTTGTTACTCCTTATCTTTCATTCAAATTGTGATAAAATTCTAATCTTATATTCGCATAGACCGACTCTACATTCGTGTATGCCCTCCCGTTGTTCGCTCCGTTTTCATTGTAAATCTCCGCTTCAACGGCTTTGGCAACCTGTTCTATCCATTTCCTTTCCGTGTATTCGGAAAGCCTGTTCCCACGATACGAAAAGCAGTCAAGTTTTGAATTCCTGTCCTCGTGTATGTTTGTAAGCAATGTACGTATCTTTCTTGCAGTAGCTTCCTTGTCTGATATATGGTTTTCTTCACGCACTTTCTTGATAATACGGCACACCTTCTCAACGGAAAGGTCGAAGAATACATTGCTTAGCGTTTTTATACGCAGCTGCGTTTCGGGCATGAGACTTTCCGATAGCACGTTCAACCGCTCGTTCTGCGCACGGGTTTCTTCCAATAGCTGCCTCATGGTGTCCTTATAGTCTTGGTTTATCTCTTTCTGTGATGTCATAAGCTGGTTTACCATATTCATAAACCAACGGAAACACGCCACCATCAACAAGGCTGATAACACAAGGAAAAAACCTGCGGTTATAGCCATCATTCCGAAATCACTAATCCCCTTACTTGTTTGAAGGGCTGCATTTACAACTTCTGTACTCATCTTATCGTTATTTGTCAATTATTCATATCTTTGTGTCTCTTATCAAATAAGCGAACTACTGTCATTCCGTTTTGCTCGTGAGAGTAGGACGGGATTTTCATATCTTGCCGTAGTATCTGAACCATGCACCCCATTTGCGTTCTTTCAAATAGTTAGGGTTGTCTTGGTTGAGTTTGGCTTCCATTTCAAATGCGCTCGCACGGTAAGCGTTTTTATTGACCTTGCCGTCCCCAATCTTATCGTCTGTGAACAGGTGGTACACGAAGCTTACAAACCATTCTGCCAAATAAAGAATGTAGTAGAATAGCGGGATAAGTAACAGCCACCATGCACTGACATGGAATGACAATAATACGGATGGGATAGCCGCTATCTCCATACACTCGAAGAACTGTTTCTGATGTGTCCGTTCATGGCGGATAGTCGTTTCGGACAACTCCTTCAGCTTCGTAAGGATGAAGCCGAAGAGCATTATAGTTGTGTAGCCGCCAAAGAGGATGAGTTTGGCAAACCAGTTTTCATAAAATACTTTTACTCTCATAATCAAAAAAGTAAACACTTTGTTATTTTATTAATATTATTGTTTTACGCATTCATTAGAACACAACCCAAACCGAAAATCCCTGTACTATCTGCAATATCAAATACACTATCGCCATTATTAACGACAGAATCAGTTATTTCTGTAACAAAATTATTGGATATAGACTCCTTTTGTGTAATAGCTCTTATTGGAGTATTATCTTCATTAAAAAGACTAATAGCAGTAGGTGCTCTAAATGAATACCATTCGATATGTTGTTTTTTTATTTCAGTTCTTACTGAATCTCGATATAAATAAATAGGGATACTACTAAGATTGCAAATAAGAACAAGTTGTGTATTAATTTCTTCATGTACTAAATCATCTGCAAATGTAATATTATCAACAAGTTGTTTAATATCAAATTCTTTGCCTGCAATCAGCTTATCTCCAGCAAATAGCCCTGAGGTCAATTCTCCTATTTTTAACATAATCATTATCCTTTAAACGGTTACACAATATGCTGTATTGTCATCCTTAGAGCCAATAGCCTCGTACTCGGCAGCGGTTTTCTTGGTGAGGGTGGTGAGGTTGTCGGAAACGAGTATATCTTTTACTACGAAAAAATTTGTAGCATTTGAATTCAATGCAATAAAAATTCTTTTTGTAACTAAGCTAATATTATTTGCATCGGCAATAGAAGTATAAGTATAAATAAACGAAAGTTCATAAGCTCCATTATCGGGATTGCAATATGTGTGACTCGTACTTACTTTAAAGATTTCTTTTTCTGTAATTTTTAGGAATAAAATATTATCACTTAATAATCTCTGTATAATATTTTTAAAATTATCAATGCTTCCAAATACAAGATTTATTTTTGATTCGGCTTCTCCTGCTTTAACTTCTTGATTTGAAATTAACTGTTGGTGAGCTTCATTTGTAATCGTAAGCAAAATGTGTTTATCATCCACATACTTCTTCGTTGCAGGCTGGTAATCGCCCGTAGGGGTGAAACTTTCACTGTTGGTCTTGGTAAGAACATCGGATTTTTCAGGAACTTCCGCCCAATTCCCATTCTTACGACCGTATGCCTTGCCATCAGTTGGCGCTTCTTCTATGCCGCCTATCTTACCCTGGTTTACCCATTCACCATTACTTGCAACCCGTTCCCCGCTATCTGCAAGTAATATCGGCTCTTCGTTAGCCAACAATAACGGAGTGCCATCCGATAATAATAAATACCTTCCATCAGGGGATGGGTTTGCAGAACTTACCCATGCGTAGTAATCATAAGGGGCTTCCGTGCCTACAGCCATGAACCCGTCAACTGCCGAACCATCGGGAACAGCGGATTTCAAGGCTTCAAGGGTGGCGTATTCGCCGGCTACACGGAAAGAACTTCCCGGTTCACCTTTGCAATAAATATCCGTCTTGTCGAAGCTTCCCGTATCCTTGTTGTACACATAGACATAGTGGTCTTTGCCGATGTATGTCGGATTGTTGGCAATCTTTTCGGCTTCCTGGGCGGCTACATTAGCGGCTGTGGCTTTTTCTTCGGCGGTTACAGCAGCATTATTTGCGTTACTGGTCGCTTCCTCGGATTTTTTAATTGCATTAACGACATCCTGATAAGCGGTCTGAATATCTTCCAAGCTAACCTTTACACTGGTCTTGATACCATCTATGATTTTGTAACCAATGGTATATAATCCCTTTAGGCTATCGGCAAGAGGAAACTCTGATATTTTCTTCTTTATTAACGGCATAATGTTATATCAATAAAAAAGCCTTGAGCACAACGTATGGGTACGTTAGCTCAAAGGCTTGTGTATTCTATGTTACTATTCTTAAAAGTCTATTATCAAAGCCCCGTGCATCTTCACACAGTTTATGCAAACACATTGATAATTTTCTAAATAACATACCCATTTCTCTGTTTTTCACAAAATTAGTTCAGAGAAACAGACTTGCCATTTTTTTACATCGCAGATAACGAACAATTGACAAAAGGTTTGTTATTTGCAGGTTTCTCCTTTAGATACTTCATAGTATTCTACCAACCCTGTAATCTATTGCCTGTCCATATATTGTTAACTTTGTCATAGATGAAAATAGCCAGCCAGCCCCCTGTTATATGAACTTTTGTCGTTCCCGATGTAGGATACCCCAGCGGGCTTATCCGGCCATACACATAGACGTCACCGTTTGAATGGTTTCTTATAAAATAGATTTGCCCGTCCTCTGCGTCGCTCGGAAGATTCATTGTAATGCCTTTGGATATAGCAATTACAATACTATCCATTAACGATAAGGTTTCGCTACTGCCGATTCTTCTTGTTCTTAATCTGAATCCACAAATATCACCCTTAGGTATAAACAAGGCATGATTTCCCGTTTCTACAAAATCATCATAATTCTTTGCCCCATCTACTGATAAATGAAAACACGTATTTATACCTGCCGAATAGGAAGACATGTTGCGACTTACATTTATTCTTATCGGGGATATGATAGCCCCGCCGGATGAAGCTGGAACGGTATCAGCACCGATAAATGTTGACACATATTGATTTGTGAAACGTATCAGTGAAGATGAAAGCAGCATTTCATCATTACCACTTTCAGCCGTCAAACTTGATGAGATTTTAAATTCTCCTACAGCACCTTCTTTTGCGTTTACTTTACCTGATAAATCCACATCAGTACCTATCATTTTTCCGCTATGAAGTACCCTGAAAGGAGCTTCTCCCCTATTTGTTTCATTGGCTCCAGCCCATATACGTACATCAGAACCGGAATTTCCCTCACCGGACATACCGGCATTGATGCCATCACCATTACCGATACCGACCAAACCTGAAATAAGACCATTCAAAAACCTGATACGTCCGGCTATCTCATTCGTTACCAAATCAAAATAAGTCTTACCGTCAGAAGAAACTATCTTATCCGTAGTTATTCGTCCGGGCAATATCTCCGTAAATCCGTACAAAGTGGCAAAGCTTCTCTCCTCGTTATTCTCACTGTTAAGGATACCGACAAGCAGATGATAATATCCGTCTATCTGTTCCAACGCAATAGCAGTTTCACTCAAAAGGAATATCCCTGATTGGTTATCCTTACTACACTTGGCATATAAATAGAATTTCTTTTCCGGATTGACAAGTGAGGGGGAATTGTATTCCGCCATATCCCAATACTTGTAATCACCGGCTGCATGAGCATTGGATAAGGTCTTAATCCCTAATGTCATGTGCTGGATGATACCTGCCGGAACATTCAGAACCTTTGTACTCAGATTATAACTAATATCATGGTTGACTACCACCGGGTCGGTCTTGGAGTTCACGAAACGGAACTGGAGGCTTTCATCACCAACGAGCATCTGCATCGTGGCAACCGTTATCGGATTGATTGCACCGGAGAAGTTAAGCAGGCTGTCGGCAAGCATTTCCATCGTTTCCTTTGCATCACGATAGTAACGCTTGGTGAATTGAAGTGCCTTCTTGTGGTTCTCCTCAACCTGCACCTCGTTCGTTTCTATCTTATTAAGTTCACTGGCAACGGATGTACCTACCGGAGTGTTGGACAGTTCTATTTCGGGGCTGTACGGGTTATTTACAAACCGTTTGATACCTACCATACGGATAAGAGAGCCTTCGGGATGGAACTGATTGTCCGTAAAGTTCACGAAACCGCCTAATACGATTTTACCGCCAATCTGTAACCAGCGTTTCTTTGCCCAAATGCCATCCAATGTACCAGTAAAAGTGAACATCTTGTTTTCATGTTCGTAGAGATACTTGACGGCTTCCCGGAACACATCCCATGATGCGCCCGTTCTTGTAGCATTGTCACTGATATAGGCTTCGGGCAACTGGATACCGAACACTGCGTATTTGTCGCCAACTTCCGGCATCCATACGCCACCGTCCGGCATGGTGATACCGTCTATCTCCTGCGGGATTATCTCGAATTTACGCCCTACATGGGTGTACCTCACTTCAAATTCTTTACCGGAAAGCATGCCGGACTGAAAGATAACAGTCATCTTCTCACCCTCGATAAGACAATCCTTAAAATTGAGGTTATCGGGAATATCATTATCGTAAAAATCATAGAAATGCTTCTTCGTATCTACTGTTCTAACCTCACTAACCTTTCCCACGCGTGACGGGTAAATCTCTGTGCAATCCAGGCTATCCTCTTTGGCAGTGGTTAGCTCATGGTCGGCACGCATAACGGCCGTACCGTATTCGTCAGTCTTATAAGTTCGGGAGATAGCAACGTTGAAACCGTCCTCTCCATCGAAGTGCGTACCGTCATAACGAATGGTCTGTGATTTGGGCATCAGCAATTCTTTCGCACCGTATTTAGAATAATCTATGTTTCTATCAGTCGTTTCTACAAGGATAATTTCAGGCGGAATGTCACCGCTTTCCCGTCCTACACCTGTTTTAAAGCCATGCCCTTTACCATAAGAAAGAGTAAGGGGATTATCCTTGTTGTATTCGACTTTCTTTAGGTGTACAGTCTTTGTATGCGCACCCTCTATAACGGCTTCTGTAATCTGATATTCTGTTTCATAAATTTCTGCCAGTTGGCTTAAACCGTCCAAGCAATAGGTATGGTTGTAGTTAATCAGCTTCTCCGTACCATCTATGCAATCACCGATTACCCAGCCCGAAGAACGCCTGTTCAGATTATCGACAATTAGTTTGAGGTGTTCTTTAGGTTTGGCGGTATAAGGGAACTTGATACGGTTGTCTACCGTATTGCGTATCTTCCAAAGTTCCGTATCGGCTTTCGAGGTTTCAAGGATAAGCGTATAGTCGTAGCTCCTTTCTCCGTTCTTCTTGAAATTGCTGTCTTTCTTCAAGGAATAACGCTTGCCGTAGAACTCACACCATGAACCTACAGGGACATTCAGATAGCCCGGATAAGAGAAATACAGTGTAAGTGCATCTTCGCCCATTACAGCTTCATAGGAATAACTATTATCATCCGTCAGAAGCTCGATTGTTTCATTGCCGTTATGTAAAGTAATCATATTCTAATCTCCTAAATCAATAAAATATTTTTCATCTTCGGTTACTATAAGCTCCCCTGCTTCCGAAGCAAGCAAATATTCGGTATTTCCAAGTCGAAAGCTGGTAAATACAAGAGTTAGAGTAAACGCCCACCATATACCATCAATAGGATTAAAGCTGTCAGTTTTGCAGCTTTTGTAATAACATGGATAGTTTTCATTCCATTCGTCAACATAAAACATGCGCTCCGCGTCTTTATACTCGTATCCTTCGGCATCGGTCTTGGTGGATAGCCTAGTGAGGTCATACAAAAGAGCGTCACGGTTCCTCCAAAACGTATCGAAGTCCGGTGCACGCATTAAACATTTAAGGTTCACATCTTTCGTTTGAAACTTCACATATTCACCATCATAGACAGCACCGTCCCGATAATTGAAGTTTTGCAAGAGATTTTTCTTTACAGCCGGGATTTTGAGTATTTCCGAATCACTGCCTTTGAGAACGAGCACACCATAAGCGGACAAGTCCATATTATCCAGCTCGTAGCCTTTCGGCAGCAGGATGCTATTCATCGGTTCCTGATAGATATAGCCATACGGGCGCGGGAAATCATTGGCAAAAGTGAACTTAGAGCGTTCGGTGTTACTATACATCTCAAAACTGTTCTGCGAGGATAACCTCAATCTAAATGTACGTCCCAACTGCGGAAAGTTGAAATCATGGTAGCCCATATCAGACAACAGGGCTACGAAATCATCATACTTCCACTCCGAGAAGAAGCCGAACTCAAGCGTGACGTCTTTCGTGTCAAGATGCATTTCCGAAAGGTCGAACTCTTTTCCATCCTCTTCCGGCCAATCGTTGCTGTCCGGGGTTTTAGAGGGTGAAAACGCTACCAATTCACCGTAATTACCCTGCATAGTGGCGACACCCAATTCAGTAAAGATGTTCTTATTGTCTATATAAAGTTGTCCTTTCATCGTTTAAGTGTTAACCCTTTAGTGTTTAATGTGTCAATACCGTTTTTCACGGCATACATGTATTCCCTCATTTCTACAAGATTAGACGTATAGCTATCAATGTTTGCCAAGTGGTTAAGAGCATCCCTACTTTGGCTTTCAATTGCTTTAGCCGTCCTTTCTATATCCGTAGTTAATGAGAGTCCGGAAGAGGCATAGTTCAAAAGGCTGTCAATGCCATTGGCCATACGGTTGGCATTTTCATTGATGGAGTATGTATGCCCTTGCATAACAGCCAACCGACCGTTGTTCTCGTCTACCGAATCTTGCGAAGCCGTAGCAATTCCCTTCTGTGAAGCTTCACGGGCGGAATCTGATTGCCAGCCAAAATCTTGCATCAGTTTATCACGTTCCGCAAGCAGGCTATTTGTAAGATTCTGTTGCATATTACGAAGTGCTTGTGCCTCGTCAGAAGTTATCCCATCTTTTCCATACTCAGCCCATGAATCATATAGTCTTTGAATTTGTTCTTTATATTTATTTGCAAGAAGAGACTGAAATATGGCTTTTTGAAGATGTTGCTCGAAATTATCGGCAAAATCCTCGTTGGTACTATCCAAATCAGAAAGTAAATCTGCATAACCACTTTTAAACTCATCAAAACCTATCCCAGTAATAGCCTCTTTTTCTTTTTGTGCAATCTCGGTAAGTTGTTCTCCATAATCTACAATATTCTGCAAATAAGTAACAAAATCCTTGTTGACGGTATCAAGTACAGAAACCAGTTTTTCATCGGAAAGTATCTTTTCTATCTGTTCGGAAGACAAATCCCACAACTGATATTCCGCTGTAATCTTTTGCCCGACTAAACCTGAAATTCGTTGATAGTCTTCTTTGGACAATCTGTCATTTATACGGTATCCCAATGAGTGGGAGCCGACACTTGCCCCGCTGGATGCAAGCTGCTTGATTAGTTGCCTTTGCCTGCTTATCTGGATATTTACAAGCTGTTCGGCTTCTTCTGCCGCTTTTATCGCCTCCGTTCCATAGTCGATGTCAATATAATCCATCTTCTTGGTTATAAGCTCATCCCAAATAGATATGAGATTTTCATATTGAGCTTTCATCTTTTCATAGCCGGAGTAGTCAGCGCCACCGAATCCCAACAATCCAGCTATTGTATTCCCAATTCCGGTTAAGACTCCAACACTTCCAGTTATGGCGGAGAACGGCTTGGTTAAATCAATACTTTCAAGAGCATTCATAGTCTGCCCAATGCCGTTCAACGTTTCAGCTACAGCTTCAGGTACTGCAACACCAAAATTCCCAAGCATGTCCACTATTTGGTTTCCAGCATTGACAATTTCCATACCTTGAGAGCCTATTGTATTTGCAGCCTTTGTTAATTTAGCTAGAACACCTTGCCTATCAGATTGAGCTTTAGAGAGTTTTTTTTCTGCTTCTTCTTGTGAAAGTAATTTTTTTACAAGTTTACCGGTTTCATCTTGGTACACTCCTGTTATCACTTCTCCTCCAGACATAACTAAGTTCAACTCGTTTTGGGCTTTTTTAACAGCATTTTGCGCTGTATTGTATTCAGACAAACCGGAATAAAGCTCTTTAAAAGGAGAACGCTTAGCTATTTTAAAGTCAATATTTTTCAAGGCATCTTGTAGTTCCTTTAAATCTTCTGGTCGCAAATCTTTTGCAGCAGCATTAATGTAATCTTTTAGTTTATCACGGAGAGATTTTAAAGCATCAGTTGTCTGCATATCTAAATCTCCAAACACATCAGCAAAATCAATTGATTTTTTAAATTCGGAAAAATCTAGTTCTCTCAATTGAGCTTCAAGGTCTTTTTTCAAAGATTCTCTTTCTCCTTTCGTTAGAGAACTATCTATTTTTGCTGCATATTCTTTGGTTATAGCTTCTTTTTTCTTTTGATAATCACCATATTTTATGAGATATTCATTCCATGCGCTTTCCTGCTCTCTCATTAAATCATCCTTTTGCCTGTTACTTACATATCCGATGATAGAATCAAAAGCAGAACTTATATTAGAAGTATCTACTGCGGAAGCGTCAAAGGTTTTTGTTTTATATCCTTTGTTCTGTTTAGCCTTCAATTTCTCCTGCTCATCAAAAACCTTTTTTTGAGCCTCTATTTCCGCACGAATAGCATTTTCTTTCTGCCGTTGCAAATCTTGAATTTCTTTCTTGTTATCCAAATCACGCTGTGCCTTGACCTTTTGATAACCATCAGCCATGGCGCTAATACGAGCCTGCGCAATCTGATACTCCAAATCCTCAGCTTTTCGCCTACGCTCCAATGCGTACTTGCTTTCAAGTCCTAATATCTTATCTTGTTGGGACGTTAATGCGTTGATATTTCTACTACCAGCGCCTTTGTCACTATCATCCCCTTTATTAAATGTCAAATCAATAGCGGAAATACTATTAGCAAGTTCTTGACTTTGCTTGTTTAGTTGATACAATTCTGTCCTCAATTTAGCCGCGTCATTCTCCATACTATGTATTTTCCCTAATTGAGCACCGATGTTTATTTGAGCGGCAGAATATAAATCCGGCATTGCCTCTCGGTCTATTTTATCCCGCTCTGCTATTAATTCCTTTAGTTTTTTCTGTGCTTCTTCATATCCTTCGTATGCTTTATCTATTTGCTCTTCAAGGTCAATAGCCTTATTCCTGTTTTCTGCAATTCGGTTTTCTACTGCCCTTGCTTGTGCAGCTCTTAAAATAGAAGCAGCTAAATTTTCATAACTTTGTTGCGCTGTTCCATTTTTTATAGCCTCTGCATCTAAATTCTTGAAATAATCCGGATATGCCTTTTGTAACGCTGCAACAGCTTTATTGCGTTCATCTTGTCCCCTTGCAACATCTGTGGCTGCTTTATACAATAAATTAAGCCGTGTAATATCTTGCTGTGCATCCTTTGTACCTTTATTTACCATCTCATTAAAAACTTTGGTAGCATCGGACAAATCATTTGTAACTTTTTTAGTATTAATCAATCCATCAAGATAATTGAATATCTCTTTCCCATAAGCAGTGAGCAAAGTTATACCTACAACCAAAGCGGTATTCAATGAAAACACACCGGAAATTATCTGTTTCCAAACGGGAGCAACTTTCTGGATTTCTGTATTGCCTTTTTTTAGCTCTTCGATATATGCGGCGTATTCTTTTCTTGCCTTTTGGACTTCATCAAAGAAAATCGGAAGATTGTTACTGATTGCCAAGAAGAACATATTGACGCCCATCGTTGCGGCAGGAAGTTCTCTTGCTATCTGCTGGATTGACATACCAAGTCCATTAAATGCAGAAGAATAGTTGCCGACATTTCTTTGAAAACGACCGGATGCTTGTTCAGCCTCGTTTAATTCAGTTTGAATAACTCTAATTTGAGCAAGAAGTTCTTTGCCCGAATTGCCGGAACGCTTTATTCTCCCCATATTATCATAGAGATTAAGCATAAGTGACAACTGCTTACGCAATTGAGTTATACTTCCTTCTTCTGAGTTATTCTGTATGATTTGTTCTTTTTGGGCTTTTATATTTGCCCGAACTGCTTCTTCTTCCCTCTTCCGTACGGCTACTTGTTGTTCTACTTGACGCAATATGTTATATCCTTTGTCGCCCACCTTTTCTGTATCATTGAGAGCTGCAAAGTCAGACTTCAATTTTTTTATTTCAGCATCAGCTTCTTTTACAGCTTGCGTATTTGCGACAATCCATTTATTTGTGGATTGTAAGGCCTGAGTTTCTTCATGCACTGCCTTAACGGTATTGTCAGATTTTAAAATTTCCTCATAGGCTTTCTTCATCAATGCGTACTTCTTCATGTACTTATCAAGTTCTTTCGTAGCCTTGTCTAACTGCCTTTCGAGACTCTTCATGGTATTTCCACTATTTGGCTTACCTGCCAAAGCCATCATATCAGCCTTAAGCCCCTTTATTTCTGTGCGCAACTTAACAATCTTATCTAATTCAATATCTGCGCTAAATTTTAACCCAGCCATAACCAATTATTTTTTCATGAACACTTTACTTAATTCTTCTGATAGTTTAATTCGTGCACTATCGTCAACATCAAAACCTTTTGCGCTTACGAAGCTCGCATAATGCATCCCATCAGCAAATACTACACCGTCTTGGGGATGATTGCCGTAAATCAACATACTTTCCGTCTGCTCTTTCGCTTCTCCATGGGCACCGTCAGCCGGTACATACATATCGACAATCTTCCCATTCCGAAAGACGACAGCTCCCGGAGCATTCCGCAAGTTCCATGTATGATTTTGATATGTTTTTTTATTACTTATATTAGAAGTCTTTTGAGTATCAACAGCGCTATGAGCAGCATTAATCATAGCAGTAGAGACTTCGTTCTCTATTTCTTCTATAAATTCATCTAAACCGGAAGCATCTACTTTTATATTCATAACCGATATTTTCTTGTAAAGGTATCGCCATACACGATTTCCGCCTAAAAAATCAAGGACGCAGAACAAACAATTAGGGAAAGGTTTGTTATTTACTAAAAAACATCAAATTAACAAGAAAAAACGCCGCGACCTTGCAAGCACTATAATAAGTACTTATATTTGTACTAAATAATAAAAGCAAGAAGTTTATGAGAACAGCCAACTATTCAGAACTAAGAAACAACCTTAAATACTATCTCGATGGTGTGATAAATGATAGTGAGCCGTTGCTGGTGCACCGTGCCGGCAATGAAAGCGTTGTTGTCATATCTTTAGATGAATACAACTCCATTAAAGAAACTGAATATATAATGAAATCTCCGGCAACGATGGAAGCTATCAGAAAAGGGGAAGAAGATATTAAGAATGGAAATTGCGTTTCTCAACATGAGGGAGAAAGTATGTCAGACTTTTTAAATCGCGTTGTATGTACAAAATAACACTTTCCGCACAAGCAAAAGAAGAATACCAATATTTTGTACGAAGCGGTAATAAGGCTATAATAAATAAAATATTGTCACTGCTTGAAGATATAGCCAAACACCCTTATACCGGAATAGGCAAACCGGAATCTCTGAAATATGATTTGTCCGGCAAATGGTCTCGGCGTATAAATTCGGAACATCGCATTATCTATTCAGTTAATGATGAAATAATCACGGTTTATGTGCTCTCTATGAGGTATCATTATAGCAAAAAATAAAGCCCCAATCTTTCAATGGGGCTTTGTTCATTTTTCCACGAACTCCTTTAATCTGTACAGCCTATCAATTGCCGGATTATAAAACGCATCCGGATAGTGTTGCTTGATGTCGTTGATATTTGCCTGAATATACAGAGATGTATCGTATATATGTTCGGATTCCGATAATATTACTTCCTTTGGCAATTGTACGGTTTCTGCCCAATTCATGATTGCTTTAACACTTTCTTCGTCATATGCGTATTTGCCTTCTTGTGCCATATAAGATTATTTTTTGGGGCAAAGATAACCTTTTCTCTTTAATCATTCATCAAACTTCCGGTTCTTAAACATTTCTGCATCGGAAACCTCTTGCAAAACTTCGCCAAAAACAGTATGAAGTTTATCTTTCTGCATAATGATTAAATTACGGTACGGTATTCGGAATACAACATCATCATATGGCAGATGCAGATTTTCCATGAACGTTGCAATCTGTCCAAGCAGGCAGGTATTACCTGCTACTTCTGTTTTGCTGTCAGATTTTGCACGTTCTTCGCTAAAATTGACAGCTTGTAAAAATTTTCAGCAGAAATTAAAGAAAAAGCGATTTCTAATCCTTCCACAATTTCATTAAATGTGCCTTTTAATAATTCATCAAAAAGGCTATCGTTTCCTTTTATAAACCAAGACAAAGCATGTGCCGCATTATCCATATCTTTTAATGAAACAAGTATATCATGCAGCGTATTACATTCGGGGAAATTTGCTAAGTAATACCCTGCGCCTGCTATCCTATGAATAGTAGGCGGTGATATGATATATGATTTGTTATTGACGACAATTGTCTTAAAGTCAGAGCCAATAATAGAGCTATTTACTATTTTTGCAGCATTCATTATTAATATATTAAACAGGGGTGCAATTTACACTACACCCCTTTGGTTTCATATAAATTTATTTAAATGGTAGGTTTGCTCTTGACAGGAGCTTCTGCTGACATCAAGGCGGCAGCTTCCACTTTTTCCCCATCAAACAAATAGTCACTCTTCACATTATCATTAGGATTTTCCATCGCAACAGCAGTAACTCCCAAGCCAATGTTTTTTTCGGCCATTGTTCCTTTGGCGATAACCGCAGCATTTGTAAAGACTACATAATTGCCTGTTTTTGTCTGCCCTACAATTCCCTTATTCATAATTCCCGGAGTATCTGATGCCGACCAGCCCGCATCCGTATCAACCTTTTCGCCACCTTGCAAATCAATCTTATCGTCAAATGTATATTCACCCATTGTGAATGTAATGGTTTTTGCCCCCTTTTGGGTTACATCACGATAATAGATATTACCCGAAAGTTCGTTGATGTAATCAGTGTAGGTTGGGTCATCCTCTGTGTACTGCCAAGTATCTTGGTGTGAGTTTTTAACTTGTGTGGCAGACTCAAGCCACGTCTTTAATGATGCTTTAGTTACGGCTTCAGTAAACACATCACCGTACCATATCTTTTTAATTCCGATAAATGGTTTCATAATCTTCTCAATTTATGTTTAATACTTCAAATAATAATTTTACATTAACAAAATGACAATTTAAATCTGTATCTTCCTCTATCCCATGGCTCTCAACAGAATATTGATACCATGAACCCTTATAATATCCTACGGAATCCAAAGTCTCAACAGCCAACTGTTCAAGTTCGTTAAGCCTTTTGAGATTGGCATTCTGCTTATAATCCGGGACACAGAAATTAACTTCAATAAATCCTCTGTTCCAATAGGTATCAGATGTTTGGCGCTTAGAAAGAACAACAATACGCTCCGTATCTACTTTCTTTTTAGGGAAAGACCAGCTACGATATAAAGGCAGACCAAAAACTTTGCAATCATTATATACTATGATACCGGCATCTGATGATGTAATCATATCCAAACCTCCGAATAATTAAAATAATTACAGCTCTTAGGGTTGCGTGCGATACCTTCCGCTTTCACTGTCTCTCCAAACAAACAGCGAATATTGCTACCTTCTTTTAAGCCACGACCTTCATAGACTATATGATAATGCGACATATACATATCTCCATTGTCTGACTTTAGTTCTTGGGTGTTATCATCGTCGCACCGGCAAACACCTATAGTTTCCCACGTATTATTTTCCGGCTTTACAATAACTTGTCCGTTAGAGTCATACTTAGGTTTTTCTTCTGCCAATACTTGTAATATGTGAGGAGAAAAATACATTACCATATATCAGATACATCTTTAATCACACTCAGACCGACAATTGCAGCAGTTTCCTCATTCAAGTCTATGCCATATTTCTTTAACAGAAGTTTAATATGGGTCTTGATTGAATCAACGCTCCAGGATGCAGAAAATCCACTTTCACCAACTGAGGTAGGATGGAGAATATTTTTCTCAATAAAACCATCAATTAATGTTCCTATTAACTTTTTATCCTCAGAAGAAGCTTCCTTGCCTGCATTAAGCCCAAAATCTAATGCAAAATCAGAAGCCCCTACATCGGACATTTCACCGATGTAGGAAAATCTCTGCTTTATGTAGCCTGCAATTGTCATTATGCTTCTACTGTCAAAGAATAGATACCGTTAATCTCAGTAATGATAGGAAGTGATAATGACTGCGCCTTTGTGAACTCAACTCCATTGGAATTGTCTGTCTCACCCTTACCCCACTGAGAAATCCGAATTCTTCCATAATTGGAATAGGTTACACCAGGTTCTTGTCTCAATTCATTGTCTGCATAGGCATTTTTGATAACCCCTAACTTTCCAGCTGGGACAAATACCAAGTTCTTGTCATTCCAGGGGGAATACTCACTTAATGTTCCGTTGTTTTGAATTCGGGTGATACGTCTGATTGGTTCAAAGATAGGGAAGTCATTCTGACGCATGAACTCGTTCATATTTGACAACAACAGCGGAGTAGAAGATTTATCTGTACCAAAAACAACCTGTTTCATCTTCTTATTTCTAAGAATATATGATAAGCGTTTGGGTGAGAGAAGAATTTTATCAAGTGTCACTTTCTCTTGAGAGGCGTTCAATACCATTTGAATGTCTTCAAAACAGTCCACATTGTTTTGATTATCGTCATTCCAATCCAATGTTGCCGATGCTATATTCTCGGCAGGCATTTTGTGGTCTATAACACCACGGACGCCACCCTCTGGATTGTTTTTCTCATCAAATGTAAAAACTCCTTTGTTAGACAAGGCTCCCAAGAATATAACATCCAGTTTAGACTGCACAGAATTTACAACCTTCCCGACATTATTCCACATCAGATTAATGAGTTGTTGCGTTTTCTGCTCATCTGTCAACATACGAGAATCAAGTATTTGAAGGACTTTTCTGTACTCTTCAATCGGCATAGAATAACTCATCTGATGGGTCAGCACTTTTTGCTTTAATGTTTCCAAACCGTCCGTTCCCATAATAGGCTCTTTTCCCTTAGAATCCAAAGTCGCAGCAGCCACACTCAAATTGTACTGCCCAATCAACTCTTCAAAGTTCAGCCCAATCGTAGGAGTATCCCAATCCAAATATTTCTCATAGATGTTTTGGTCGAACAATCTTTTACGTAACTCCGATGCCGTGTCTATGCGAACTTGCACTTGTTTTGTAAGTTCGCCAAAAATAGAACTATAAAATAATCCTGCCATAATTTACCTCCTTATTGTCTAATATACTTGATAGACGGGTTATTTTTCATGCTATATCCCACCAGCCAATCCTTTGGCATTGGATAAGCCACATCCTTCAAAATTAATACCTCATATCCTGCGGACACTGTTTGAAAGGACATGTTTTTCGTAAATACAAAGTCTGTTTCAACAACCGCATCTGGCAAATCTTCCCCAATACCAAGTACAGCTCCCGCAACAGCCGTTTCTGCAGCCGCAGCCAATGTTAGTACATCATAGTCCGCGTTACTTGAATCAATAGAATTTATTGCCTGTCCGCCTACGGTTTCAGACTTAACAGCAAAACTTCCTTTTTTAATCCGCGGTTTGGTCGTGGTACCGCCATTGATAACTTCCACCGCTTTGCAGATCTTACACTCCATTTTTGCAAAATCAAGTTTTATAGGAGTGCCTTTTTTAACAAAAGTGCCTTCCGGCAAATCTGTTGTAAGTTTGAAGTCTCCTGGAAGAACGCCGCACTCACCTCTCCAAAAAACGGGGAAATTCCCTTTGACCTTTTCTTTTTCAAATGTAATAGCCATAACTTTATTTTTTAATTAGCGTCCGGCAATTTTTCAGCCCATTCTTTAGCCAGTTCTTTGCCCTGGTCTTTAGGTGTAGACAAGGAGAATGCCGAACTTTTATCCTCCAAGCCTTTTGCGACCTCATTCTGTCTCACTTTAGAAAGATAGTCTGTAATCGCCACCTCGTCCATATCATCGGAGATAGCAAATCCTTCTTCTATTCTCTCTTTCGAGATTTTGAGTTCTTTTGCTTTTGAAAGAATCAGATTGTTTCTTGCGGCACGCGCTTGTTCTGCTTTTGCATTTTGATTTTCAGTCATAAGTTTACTGATTTTATCTTCCTGCTCTTGCTTGTACCTTGTAAACCACTCTGGTTCCTCATTGGTTGGTTGCTGTTGGTCGCCCCCATCACCTTTTGCTTTCAGTTCTTCCAATTCCTTCTTGTAGGCTGCACCTTCTGTACGCAGCCTATCAAAATTACTTTGGTAAGATTTCAGCATTGATTCTTGCCCCTTTACTATAGTTGCAAGGTTATCATCGGTTATTAATCCCATAGCGTCAAGCGATGATGCTACTGATTGAAGAATATCATCAGACAAACCCAGCTTTGAAAAATCCTGTTTAAGCTGATTGAATATTTTTTCTTTCATACTTAATTATTTTAAATTCAGGATAAAAGTAGATATTAGTAAAAGATGGGAGAAATTTATAAAGGCTCTAAAACGAACAATTGGCAAAAGGTTTGTTATTTTATAAAAAAGGGGATGTTATTCCCCTTTCTGTTTATTCACAGCTTGACGCTCATCTAATATTCGTTGTATTTCTTCCTGCCGATTATCAGTAACCGCAAGCATATTAACCGCTTGCTCAAGTGAAATAATTCCATCCTGATAAGCCTTCCCTACTGCTGCCCACTTCCCTTGAACATCCTCATTAAACGGCTCAGAAAATTCATGTTCTATATTCAATTTTTCTAATTTTTCTCTAAGTTGGATATGGGTAACATTTTTCATAATGGCAAGAATAAGATTTTTTTCTCTATCAACCAATATATCATATATTTCCTTTAAATTATCCCTCTTAATGAAGCCCAATATCATAGCCCGTTTCAATGCCTCTCCGGACAAAGTGCCAAGCCCTTTCATGTTTTCAAAAGAAAAATCAGGAGTAAACGAATCGAAAAGAATCGAAGAATTCAAATCCGCCTTTTCGCTCTCTTTCATGGAAGAATATTCTGGTGGAGTCATATAATCAATCAGGCTATTATCTTTATCTGTCAGTTGTATAACCTGACCTACAGTATCAGGATCAGCCAAAGATTTAATAACATCTGTAGTAGCCTTTATCTTAGGGTCTGCAAAATAATTATTTGTATCAGCTGCTTTAGAATCAATCATTTCCTCCCGGTCGCATCTTCTTTCAGTGCCCGCCCAGGCTTTATCTTGGCGATAATAAATCACATTGATTTTCCCGGTAGGGTTTTCAACTGGAGTTACATTCCATCCGATATTAGCCCGCTTACATCGAAATATAAAATTTGGAGTTTGTATATCAAAATGTTCTATTGTCCTATCTCCCTCTTTCAAGAAGTAACCATAACCAAAAGCTATCATGTTTTCATATTGGTCAAACAAAGGTCTCAGGGTATATCCTTTTGATTTGGATATAACGAGCACCTTTACGGCGGGCTTTCCACCATCATTATAAATATGATACACTTTAGCACTTTCGGTTTCAGCCCCCGCCAATCTTTTAGCTTGCCGCATGGTAGTATTAAATCTTGTATCTTTTAAAAACTGCATATAAGCATCAAAAGCTTCATCCTTACCCTCTATGTCCAAAGAAGGCTTCCATGATATAGGATTTCCCAACAAAAAGAACAACTCCACCTCATTTATGTACACTTGTCTACGTCGGGGAAGTTTTTCAACTTTATAGGGCTGTCTGTTCTTTCTCGGCTTATCGGGACGCTTCATTACATCATGAAGTTCTGGAGTATATTCCTTTATGGCATCAGATACGTACGTATCACGATTTTGCATAACAGATTGTACACGGGAAATATCTTTATTTTGAATAAGTTTCATCAAATCTCGTTCAACCCCTACAGCGTTTAGGGTCTTGTTACGGATAACATTGAATATTGCTTCTATAAAATTCATATCATCAATTTTAGTATAGTCCTAAATCATCTTTATCATATTGCTTAGAAAGTAAAATCTTTCCCATTATCTTGCCAATTGTCCAGTAACGGGCAGCGTCAATCAAATGGTTATAAGCATCAATAGGTGCGTTTATAAACTTGCCATCCTTGTTTTGTTCATATACATAATTTTTCAGTTCCTTAATGAGATTAACAGAACGCTTAGTCACGCAAAGCCTATATTCCATCATCTTAAACAGACCGCCCATGACTGAACCTTTGTACTTATCCGCTGGATAAATCACAATACCTGCATTAGAAATTTCTTGAATAAGTCTCGGATCTGCACTATCTGCATATACAAATAACCCTAATGGCTTCAACACATCTATTATTTCACTTGTTAACATGTGGGTTTGATAACACAATTCATCAAGATACATGCAATCGTCTACTATACCACATCTTACCACCGCTGTAGGGTCAGCGCTATATCCAAAATCCAATCCAGCCCCAACATGTTTAGCGTAAGTAGGAAATTCATCCACTATTTCAAAATCCGGGAATACAAGTCCTTCTGCCATAGCTTGCAATCCCAAACCGTACACAGTCCATAGCACTTTATTCTTATGCTGGAGAGACTCTATCTCATCTATAATAGTTTGCTCCAAAAAAGGATTGTCCTTATAAGTAGAGATAAAATGAAAAGTCCGCGAATCTTTATTCAAATCACATAACCAATGCTCATCTGAAAAAGATGGATTATAATCTATAACTGAAAAATCAGTAGTACGCATCACCAGTTGTTGCCATTCGAGGAAGGATATTTCATTGCCTTCGTTACAATACAGAATATTACGTTTTCTTCCTCGTATCTTTTGCTCATCGTCAGTTGAGAAAAATTCACAGAACGAACCATTAGGAAACGTGTATACCATATCAGATTTATTCATGCAGCGGTTATCCCACATTCGGAATTTGTCTTGCATTATCTCCTTAAAATCCCGAAATACAGACCCCTTTAACGACGGTAGCGTCTTGCGCACAACAGAAAGAGAGGTTTTAGGATGTTGGAGTATATATACTAAAAGATATATCAATATATTATACGTTTTTGAGCTTCTTGAGCTTCCTTGTGCAGATACAACCTTGTATCCTGATTTTATCGCACTATCAACCGTAGCATATATTTTAGTCGTTTGTATCAGCATCTACAACGTCCCCCCTTTTGTCTATTATCTGAATTGTTATAGAATCATTTTTATCTTCTTTTACAATATCTTTCTGTTCAGTTGCATCCCAACCCAGCAATTTTGCCAATTTCTCTATTGCATCAATCTTATTATACAATTTCAATTCATAACCTTTATCTGTACTCTTTACGGAAAGAATAGCTCTTTGAATGCCGATAGGCAAGGCGGATACATCCTTTACCACTATGGTAGTAAACATCTCATTAGACTTGATTTCAAGGGCGTCTACAATATTCGCCCTTGCAATATCTGCCAAAATTCCTACCGCTTCATCTTTTGTAATATCTGACCGGCGCCGCATTTCAGAACTCAACTCACTTATCCTTAGGGCAACCTTAGGGTTATTAGCTAATCTGGACGCCTCTACCCAAATCGTATTATCTGATTTCCCTTTGCATGAATAAGCACGACGATAAGCATCGGAAGCATTGCCGCTTTCGAGGTAATAATTACAAAAATTTTCTTGCTTAATTGAAAGTCTCAT